TCATGAGAACTCCTGCGTATCGATGGCCCAATGCAAAATCGCCAGCGCATCCGCTTCGTTGTCGTCGGTCACGGCGTGACCCCGCTCCCGCATCGCCACGATCATCTCGTCCTTGCCCGCATTGCCACGACCGGTCGCAAACTTCTTGATCGTGCCCACCGGCACACCCTGGTACGGGATCTGGTGGTGCTCGCACCAGCTGGTGAGGGTGGCCAGAAAGCCACCGTAAGCGTGGGCTGCATCCACACCGGCGTGCCGGCGCACCTCTTCCATGAAGACGGTGTCGATGCCATCGCTGCATTGCTTGATCTCGGCAAGCCAACGCTTGAACCGCAGGTAGCGCATACCGCCGCCTTCGAAGCGCTGTGGTTTGAAATGTTCCGTACCGCTGGTGATGCTGCCGTCGCGGGTGGTCAGCGCCCAGCCGGTGTGAGTGCCCAGGTCGAGGGCGAGAATGGTTGTTGTCATGGTCAGAATCTCCTTTTTGACCGAACCTGACCCTAATTACTATTACCCCTCTACTACAAAGAAGAGAGTGAATAGGTATTAGGGTCAGGTTCGGTCAATAACAATTAGAATCAATAAGATAGAAATTCGCTTCGGTCAGTCGTCGCGATAAGGCAGACGTTCGCCGTAATCTTTGGGTTTGAGTGAAAGTCCCAGAATCGCCTTGGCGCCGGAATTGTCGCGGCCCCGCTCAAATCCCCGTGTGACAAGCTGCTGTACCAACCAGCGACTGGTGCCAACATACTCGCCACGGCGCTCGGCGCGATCTTTCCAGCGCCGATATACATCGGCTACTGCTTCGCGTGCTTGGGAATGCCGCTGACACTCCTCTTCCAAAAACTCACCGATGGCATCCTCTTCATCGAAATACTCCGCCGTCGCCTTCAACACCAACGCTGGCGGCCGCAGCCCCTCCCGCTGCCACGCCAGACATCCCGCCAGTGCCCAGCCAAGAATCCCATCGCGCTCGGTCAGCAACTTGGTTGGTAACTGCCGGTCGCGCCGCTCGGTTTGAATGGTCACGGTGAAGGGCACCAAATGCATGCGCCGTTTCATCGCCTCGTCGACGTTCTTGATCGCCGGTTTGTGGTTGCCTGAAATCACCAGCTTGAACTGTGGCGAGTAGGTGAAATAATCTTGGCGCATGAAGCGCGCGGTGACTCGGTCACCGCCGGTGATCTCCTTGATCTTCGACTCGTTCCAGCGGCGCCCCTGCTCGGTCTCGGTAGCGGTCACCAGGCGCGAACCGCGCAATCCCGCTAGATCGGTCGGATGCCGTTCAGTGCGGGTTTCCATGAATGTCTCCATGGGAGCATTGCCAGCGTAATCACGAAGCAGCGTGAAGAGAGTGTTCACGAACACCGACTTGCCGTTGCTGCCCGTGCCGTAGAGAAAGAACAAGGCGTGCTCTTGCGTCGAGCCCGTCAGGCAGTAGCCTGCCACCCGCTGCAGATAAGACTGCAATTCGGTGTCACCACCAGTGATCTGCGCCAGGAACGCCAGCCACTGTGGGCACTCGCCTCGGGGCGTGGCGGTGGTGATCTTGGTCATCCGATCCACGCGTTGGTGGCCGCGCATCCCGCCGGTGCGCAGATCTACCACCCCTCCTGGGGTATTCAGGAGCCAGATGTCGGCATCCCACTCGTCCACCGTGGCGGCGTGCTTAGGTTCGGCCCGGGCAATGCGTTCTACGGCGGCAATGGTCGAAGCGCTGGCGAGCTTGGCTTTAAGCCTCGGGTTATCGGCCTTTTGCGATGCGGCGCGGCAAATGCCACGAGCGAGATGACTCACGAACAGCACCTGATCTTCGTTCCAGCGCTGCCCTGTCCATACCAGCCACTTGCTCCACTGGGCGCAGTAGCGCCAGTCCTGCCCGTAGCGCCGGGTGAAGGCACTGGCGATGCCATCTTCGGTACCCCAGCTGACACCTTCCATCAAATCGCCGGGCGTATCCTCCAACACGTGGGCCTCCATGTCGCGCACCACCGGCATACGCTGACCGGCGACGATGAACCCGGTAACGTCGAACGGCAGGAAATCGTCATCAGTGCGCTCGATTAGCAATTCTGCCAGCGCATCGGCTGCATCCCAGCCTTCCGGCTTGGTATCCAGGGGCATCAGGATGTCACAGGTGGTAGCGCCTGCCGCCAGCGCCGCCTTGGCCGCCGCCTCGGCATAGGCCCAGCCGGGTTTGTCCTTGTCGGGCCAGATCACCACCGTCTTGCCTGCTAGCGGTGACCAGTCGGTTTTATCAACCGGCGCGTTCGCACCATGCATCGCGGTTGTGGCACAGATGCCGGCATCAATTAACGCCTGCGCACATTTCTCGCCCTCGACTAGCACTACGGCGTTGGAGGTACTCATGCCGGGCTGGTTGTAGAGCGGCCGCGGATCGGGTGGGGCGACTTTTCTGCGCTTGGCATCCCAGGGCCGAAACTCCTTCTTGCCGCCCGGTGGGTCGTAGCGGTAGACCACCGCAATGAGCTTGCCCGCGGCGTCGAGGTAGTCCCACTTGGCGGTGGCTGGTCCGAGATCATCTGTCGGCGCTTCCTGTTTTGCCTTGCGTGAAGATTTGGTCGGCATCGATGTGCTACGCCCCACCAGGTCGGCTGCGACCTCCAGCACGCATGCGAAGTCAGATCGGACATCGATGCCATGGTGCGCAGCGATCAAGGCAAAGACATCGCCACCCTCGTCACTGGAACGGTCGGTCCACAGTCCGGCCTTCTCGCCGTAGAGCACAATCTCCAAGCTGTCGCCAGGACTACCCAGCACGTCGCCGATGTAGAACTTGCCATGCCTCACCTTGCCTGCCGGAAATAGCGTGAACAAAACCGACTCAAGCTGACCCAGCAATGCCTGCCGAATCTCTTCACGCTCTGCTTCGTGTGTTGGAGCTGATCGCTTTGGCGACTCATTGAAATCAAGCATGTACTTCTCCCTTGTTCGATAGTGAGAACGATTTATTCTTGGTCACATTCATGTCAAAAACCGAAGCGATCTCGGCTATTTGTCGACTTGGAACCCGTAGTTTGCGTAGCCCCTTCGCTTCGATTTGTCGTACACGTTCACGACTAATACTCAACATCTCGGCTACCTCTTCAAGTGTCTGTTGCTCTGTGCCGAGGCCAAATCGATAACGAAGAACAGTGGCTTCTCGAGGGGAAATTGTTTTAAGCGCTGCCTCAATAAGCGCTGTCGTTTCGTGACGCCCAGCTAACACGAGCGGGTCTTCCACATTCATCGAACGACCACCGATTAGTGTTTGCAGCTGAGCCATCGACACATCGACTTGAGCGGTGTTTCGCGCCAGTGGTGTCAATTGCTCATCCGACCAAAGCTCGTCAGGAGATGCTCCCAGAAAATCACACAGGGCCCAGGCGCTGTCTCGCAACAAGCCCTCTGCTTGCAAAGGAGCGCGTGTGAGATTGAGATATGGCAGCAACTCACCGCCGTAGCTAATGCCAGCCGCTTGTGCGAATTGCACTCCCGGACGATGACCTGCCAACTCAATAGCTCGCAGCAGACGAGCGTTGCGGACGGTGATGCGGACACGATAGTCACTCATGCGTGCTCTCCTTCTCGATCCAAGCAGTGAGTTCAGACAGCTTGAATCTGACCATACGTCCAAGGTGATAATGCGGAACACCCAACTTGGCACGCATCGTTGCATTGGTGAGGTAGTACATCGGTAAATTCAGGGTATACGCAGCCACATTCGCATCCACAAACTGCTCGTATTGCGGCACAACAAGATTTAGATTTTTCATTTGAGAGTTCTCCAGCAACGGTCCTGCCAAGAGCAGAATTTGCATTCGTAGTGAGTCGAATCAGAAAAGCTTCGCGGTAACAATTCACCATGTTCGGTGGCCGCAATAATCTTCACGGCACGATCTGAGGCGCGTTGTGCGAGTGCTGCATCGAACGGCACCAACTCGAACCAGATCTCCTGCGTGTCCTTGTTGATCGCGGTGAACAGCGCAGGATTCTGACTGATGCCCTCGATGCTCCCTTCCATGTAGGCTTGGTAGACCGCCATCTGCGCGGCATACACCGGTTTCGAAACAGCGACTCCACGCTTCACACAGTCACGCCAGTTTTGCGCATTCATTGTTTTGAATTCCCAAAGCATCGGATAGGTGAAACCCAGATCAACCGGCGCTCCAGTGACGATGCCGTCCACATGTCCCTGGATCAGCCCGTCACAAACCGAGAAGCCGAACTGGCCACCCGAACGGGTGCGGGTGTGCAGATCCAGTCCGGCCAGACGCAGCCAGCGGATGGCCAGATCCTCCAGCGTATGGCCCACCTCAAAAATACGCAGCAGGCGGCCCGAGAAATCCCGCCCGGGATCGGCAGGGGCTCCGGTAAACTCGAACTGCAATGCCCGGTCACACGCAACGCCTAAGCGGGACGCTCCAAGATAGGTGCGCTTGGGTTGCTGTTCGCGTTCCGCTGTCAGCGCGGTATCAATATGCGCGGTGATCAGCTCGTGCAGTTTTGGTCGATGATTAAAATCCAGCATTACGCACCTCCTTTCTGTGCGCCACCCTGTTCCCACGGCAGGTCGTCTTCCATGTCGGCAAATGGATTGACTGAATCGACCGCCATGGGGTCAGGCGTGTGCGGCAAGCCGCGCACCGGCGGGAACTTGGTTGCCTCGTGGTGCGCCACCATCGCTTGCGTGTAGCCCGTCACGATGGCCTCGATCACCTGTAGTGCCTGCGCTTCGGAGTAGTCGCCCAGCGGTTTGGTAAAGCCAATCTCGCCCGCTGCTTCGCCAAACGCTTTCAGGCACGAACGAATTGCGGTCTGCTCGAATTGGGTCGCATCAATCATGGGCGGCTCCTGGTCCAGTCGCTCTGCCTCGATACGCATGACATAGAAGCGGTGGAACGCGTCCTGACAGCGCTTGGAGCAGAACACCCAGTCGATCGGATAACGCCTGGCATCGCCGATGCCATGGCGCGTATCGGTAATTCCAAAGCCACGTGCTTCGCGTGTACAAATCCAGCATTTCATCACCCCCTCACTGAGCCCACGCAGGCTTGCCGGCAGAAGCTGCGGGGGCGCGTTGCGGGATGGGTTGTGTGGGAACGCCTGAATTGCCACTGCCAGAGGGAGCGCTAACTTTGGAGATCACGCCCATGAGTCGCGCATAATCTTTGTGATCCGGTTCGATCACCTGTTTGATGATGTTGCGGTCTGCGCCCTTGCTGTCCTTCTCGACATCGATGCGTACGATGAACTCGATGCCATCAAGACCGCCGAAGCTGGAAATGCGACGGGCGTTTTGTGCGTCACCGGATTGGTCGGAGGGGAGGAATCCATAGGAGGAATTGAGAGCCGCACGAATGAAAGTGCGCCCCATATTGGCCCAGGTGTCGCCCTTGGAAGAATGCAGGCCGATGTTCGACCACATCTTGCGCTTGGCGAACTCACCTTCGAGCACGACGAACTCGGCAGCGAGATATACCGAGCCGGTATCGAAACTCTCGGTGGCGTAGCCGTCGGTCCAACCGCGTGAAACATCGTCATGACTGCCGGGCTTGATCGTCATGCGTATCTTGGCCAGCGTCCCCTTCGGGATGAGGTCGAAAGAAGTTTGTTGTTCGGCGTCGTTAAAATCATTCCAGTTCATGTTCGCGTTCATTGCATTACTCCTTGTCAGATTGGGTAGTTGGGTTGGCGGCTGCGCACTTGGCGATCAGTCGTCCGAGATGTGGTTCTTCCTGAAGGCTCAAGCGACCTGAACGGTCCTTGGCTGGAAAACCCCAGGGATTAAGCGTGTGGCAGATGAAGGCGCGGTAGCTGGTGCCGTCCTCTGCCTTGAGTTCAGCGAGTGTCACTACCTCGTCGACGATGCCCGGCAGTTCGAGTGCGGTTTTCGAGCCCTCGATCTGTGGCATGAAGACCTTGCGATTAAAATCATCGATCTTCTCGTCCAGGATCGCGACGAACACCACGTTCTTGCCACGTGCATGCTGCAGATGCGTCAGTGCTGTGATCATTTCCTGACCGAGTAGGCCGTAGGCTCCACGACTATCTGGTTTGCCAGTTCGATCGGATATTGCGGCAGGCTGACTCTTGGCCCAGGTGAAGCACAAGCGTGATAAGGCTGTGATCGAATCGCAGAAATAGGTTTGGTATTTATCCAAACTTGCCGGATCTCCATATTGCTGGCAGACATGTTCGAAGTGCGCTTTCGAGAAGGGTGTCTCGGCTGGCAGTGCCGGATTGGGTCCTGCCAGAAACACCACGAGGTCGCGGAATTCCGGCCAGGTGCGTGGACGAATGGTGTCGCCCGGCCAGTCGGCTACGGCAAGATCGCCAGCTTCCAGATCAACAAATAGCGTCGACTGACTAACCAGTGACTTCAGTTGAAAAGTTTTGCCAATTCCGGAACGCCCCAGAATGACTACTTTTACGCCACGATGTTGTTGCCGACGTTCATCAGCAGAGATGATGGGTAAGCTCATTACGCCACCTCCCTGAGTTCATCTGCCATAACTGGATTCCAGAGAATCTGGTAGCCAGCGTGACCGTTGCGTGAGTACGGCAAAGCTTCGGCCCATTTCTTACCTGACTCCGTCAGTTCCCATTCATCGCGGTCATTCTTGAATTGGAATCCAAGATTCTGCAGGCGAGAATTGACGCTACGCGCCGAAACTCCGACCAGTTCACCGATTTGCGTTGGATTGAGACTGCAGATCGGTTCGCTGGCAACGGGCAATGCGCGGCGGAATTGTTCGACTTGCAGACCGGTGTTGTCAGAGATGCAGGTAAGCGTGGCTGCCATGGCGATGCCGGGTTTAACGCCTGGCACTTTGGCAATGGCATCACCTATCAGCAGAATTGCATTCACGCGGTCTAGCGCTGGTGCAGGCAAAGCTGCGAGGGAACCCGGTGCTGCGTAGCTGCCGGTCTTGCGGATCGATGGCAGTACGTCGTGGGTGACCCAGCGCTTGAAACGTTTTGCATCCGGTTGATTGCTGCCAAGGATCAGTGCATACAGACCGGATTCGTTGATGTGATTGGTTTGCTGGATGCCACCTTCAGTAAGGGTGTCACGTTTCGTTACATCCTCTGAGTCAACGTGATCTGCAACAGATTTGCGTGCATTGCTGTAACCCAGTACACCGCAGACATCTTTGGCGTTAAACCATGGCGCATTGTTTTCATCGAGACAGACGCGAATGGAATGGTTCTCGAAATTGAACGGAATAATGTTGCTCATGTTTGATTCTCCTTAACGAAGGCGAGGCGATAACTGGCCTTGCCGGGTTTCACGGTGCGAGCAGTTGTGAACTGTTCTTTGAGTGCGGGCGGCCAGTTGTTGAAGCGGGACTCAGATACCGACAGGTCAGCGTCCATGTAATCCTGAACACGCTCACCGGCAGCCACGATGCGCTCGGCAATTTCCGCGAGCCGCTTCTGATCCCACGACACGCGCTTGGGCAATTCATACGTCACGCGCAGATCGCCATCGGACAGATGCATCACGCCGAAGTCGCGCCCGGATTCCAGTAAGCCTGTCCGTGCTTGTTCGCCGTAGCGTTGCTCCAGCGCCGCGTTCATCCGGTCACGCGATACCTTGACCCAGGACGCCAATATGGCAAGCGAGATATCGAATTCCTGCAATTCCTGTTGCGAGAGCGCGGCGATCTGGCCGACCGACAGATCAGGCAGGGTTGAAGGATTGATGGTCAAATGTGTCAT